GTAATTCTAGTGTAGCTCCTAATTGAGTTACAGCTATATTCTGGTTAGTGTCATTACTTGTTAATATTGCTTTAAATTGAAAAGCTCTACCTGTTATTAATACGTTACTAAATTCTTTATAAGCACTCCAAGTAGGAGAACCAGAAGGATCATCATCTGTGGATCGTACATAGACAGCAGCATTACAAGCTGTAGCTTCGGTTAAACCACCAACAGCATCAATATATCCCCAAGTATCAATTAAATCTGTTCTATCATCCCATAAACTATTTAATATAAAGTTACTTGCTTTCAAAGTTTTTCTTAAATTAACGTCATAAGATTGTGTTAAATCTACAGAGTTGGCAAAAGAATATTCTCCAGAAGTTTCTGTTGCATTACTTGTAACTACTAATTTCAAAGCATCTAAAGATGAATCATAAACTGTATTTGTTTTAGATCCTGTAAAGTTAGCAGTATGTTCATCAACCGTTGATACAACAAGCCTTTCAGTAGGAGCAGGTAGATTTGTTGTAACCCTTGTATTATTCCAATCAGAATCTTGTGAGCCAGGTGCAGGTGATTGTCTTCCCCCATCGTCTTCAAACTTTATAAGATATGTTCCCTCAAGTAACGGAACTATTTTTTGTGTTTGACTACCTGCTGCTGCGACAACAATTTCTTGTGAATCTTTCCATTGCGCTGCTGATGTTAAAGAAGAATGTCTAATAAGCGTCTTACCCCCTAATAAAACATCAAGCTCTGTAGCACGATTCCAACTTAAAATTGCACTTGACTCGTCTATAGGTAACAAGCTAACACCACTCACATTTGCAGGTAATGCTGTTTTTCCTACAGCAACAAAAGGATTTAAAGAGTTAGGAAGTGTAGACCTTAAACCAGAAGAACTTACGCTATAAACCTCAATTGTATAGTTACCTTCGATAGTATCTGGTATCTCATAACTTTTTGCACCTTCTACTATTCTTGATGTGTAATTACCTTGTTCATATCTCCACCTAACGTATGCGTTATCAGTAGATGTTGTCCAACTAACAATTATTTTTACCCTAGCAATTCCTGTGTCTTCATAAATAACTTCTTCTGCCGTCACACCAGAAGGTGCTGATGGTGGTATATCTAAATCAGTAATATCTCTTGTTGGTAAAGTAATGCCGCTTTCAATATGATTATATTTACCTGAGTTATACTCACTTGCTGTCACAGTATAGAAAGCTCTATCCTTTTCTTCTATTGATAAAACTCTCCAAGTACTTGTGAGAATATTTGTTGTTTGATAAACCCAAATGCTATTTGCATTAGGAGCGCTTGAAAAATGCTGACCTAAATTAATAACACTACCTGAGATTGATGAAACTGTTTTATTTTCAACGCTACCATCAGGAAGTATTGCAGATAAAGTAGCTCCAATTGAATAAGTTAAATCTGTCGTATCATCTACTGTTACAGAGTTCGTAGTAGCAGCTTGAATACGACCACCTCTTCTTTCCCCTGATTTCAATGGATCTGCAATCTCGATAATTTGACCTGGCCTGACTAAAACACCTGCATCAATAGCGCAACTAAATGTCACAACTTCACGTTCTACGTTGCTCATGTAAAGCATCCATTTTGCTAAACGTGATGCTTGTCCACGACTTGTACAAGCAAAAGCATCAATGTTTTTAACAACAGAACCATATCTAGCTTGGTTTGCAGTATCTATTTGCTCTACATAATTTATATCTCTTAGTTCTAAATCTAAATATTTAGCAATAACAACAGTAGGTCTTTGTTTCTGACTAACATCTGAATAACTGAAGCCAGGTTCTAATACGTTTGCAAGAGTAAATAAATAGCTTGAATCTTTTGGTGAATCTTGTGTGATTGTAAAAGCACCTGCGCTCCAAAAAGGCATCGACCTAAATACAGAACACATTTGGTTAATTACGTTATAAGCTTCTTGTTGGTTATGTATCGCTACATTGCAACTAAATCTTGGTTCTGTATTACCTGTTCCAGTTCCGTCATCTATAAGTTCAGAAGAATATACAGAAGCTTGATAGAAGCTAAATTTATCTAAAGCAGATTCTTGTAAATGAGAACCTAAACCATATCTTTCAGAAGTTAAAAGATCGTATAAGCACCAAGCAGGGTCGTTTGTGTATTGAGCAGCGCCTAAAGTACCATTAAATGTTCCAGAATAAGACAAACTACCATCGGCTCTTACTGTTGCATTATGTGGAATTTTTACTTTTATCCCTTTTACTAAATATTTTCTTGAAGGTATAGAAGAAAATTGTTCAGCATCTACTTTCAAGCCTATAAGTGCTGAGTTGGGATATGTTCTTTGGTCATATTTTATTTCTACATAAGTATTAAATTGAAAAGCGTTTACTAATTTTGAAGATGAGCTATCTGCTGTAATTCTTGTTACTTTAATATTCACAGGAAAAGCGCCATCTAAATTAATTAAATAATCACGCAAATAAACATCAGGAGTTCGACCTGTAATCTTTCCTTGATTTCCAGATACAACATTTTGATATGAACCACCACTATATTGAACAGCAATTTCTAACTGTATTTCTGTACCAAAAATATCTCCTTTATCACTAAACTGTTGTAGTTGTGGTACTGTTATTTGTACAGAAACTGCATCAACATTGGAATCCGTAATTTGTATAACTTTTGGTGTTGCTTGAGGGACAGTAGAAAAACCTGTGGATTTACTAGTAGCAATATCTCTTGTTATAGGAATTGTTGTTTGATTAGAAGTTCCTGTTCTTGCCTCAAAAGTTACATCTTTAAAATTAAAAGTACCATCAGCAGCTTGTAATGGTGTGTTATTAAAAAATATAGACTTAGCGCCATCATCAAGTCCTTGTATCTCGCCTTCACCTATAAGATCTAAAACTCTTGCAAAACTTTTTGAATCTAAATTATCTTTCGCTTCGGTAGGTGTGCCACCGCCACCGCCACCGCCTTTGCCACCGCCACCGCCAGATCCAATTATCTTACTCATACTTCCACCTGCTCGTTTGTAATATTAGCTGACACCACTACAGATCCAGTCATCGTGCGACCGTATATCACAGGAACAGCGACCCCTGCTTTTGTTGTATTTTGTATGCCACTAAAATTAAAAGATCTTCTTGGGTCTTGATTTTCTTCTGGAATTGTCTCTACAGGTGCAAGCATAGTTGCGATCCCATTTAGTACTAAAGATGCACCAATTACAGAAGTTATTGTTCCGACCTTTGTAAAAAAGCCACCAGCCACGGCTTCTCCAGCCCCAAATAAACCAGTATGTCCAAACATACCAGCACCAGGGAACATAAAACTTGCCCCTATTAATGCAGCACCTAATAATACTTGTCCAAAATTTCCACCTGCACCTCCAACAACAGGTACTATTTTTATATCACTTGCTCCGCTTGGATAATGTAATTCCTTTTCATCAAGTTCCCATTCATCCACTAATATTCTGTAAGACCTATCAGCCATATGTTTTTCTAGTTTAGGAAAATTAACGACTAAAAATCTTATTGCCTGTGCAGCATTATTTACTTCTGCTTCTAAAGTTTTCTCACCAAGAAACTTAGCAAGTTCTCCGTATAGCTTAATTTTACGCAGCATAACGAATCCTTTTACCTGTGCATTTTAGCAGCCATTCATCTAATAGGTCACGACTTGATAATCTATTTTGCAAATGATGCAAGAGAGTCTGCTGTCCTAAGTAAACACCAATATGGTTTAATCCGCTACTACTTACAGACATTAATAATAAATCTCCATACCTTAGATCTTCTGTTGGCAATAATTCTCTGAAACCTGTATCTTCATAACATTGATTAAACATCGGATTTTTAATAAATTCGTCAGGGTCATTTGGTCGTACCCAATCCCTTAACTCTATGCCTAAATCTTCTTTGTAAAAATCACGAACTAAAGACCAACAATCATTTACTCCCCATACCCATTGCCTTCCTATTAGTGGAGCTTTATATCCACAAGGCTCACAAAAACCCCATTGTTTTAGATTAGGTTGGATAATCCACCATTTTAGATTTGATTTTTCACAAGCAACTCTATCTGCATCACTAGGATGTGGACTTGTAACTGGATGACTATGAATGACAGCTACAACTTCTCCTTGATCTTCTGCTTTTACCCAATCATCAGCATCTAATATAAATTGATCTGTAGGTTTAGCAGCCAAATTTTTACAAGGAAAATAAATTTCTTTTCCTTTTTTAATAATTAATAAACCACACGACTCTCTTGGGTTTTCTTTTACTGCGTGTTCAAGTGCTTGATCTTGCCACATTATGCAAAAAACGTACCAATACCAGGGAAATCATCAGGTAAGACCTGACGTTTTGGCAATCTTACTCCGTGAACATCAGAACTTGCTGCAAGCTCAAATACAACTTCTGCTCTATTTTCTGCTTGTTTACGATCTATTAAAAATATTTGTTCATCAAACGTAGCAGTAGGATCAGGAGTTCCGTGGGGATTATCAGCAGATTCCTGACTTACAAGACTGTCATTCTCCTGTAGTAGCTCACTATCATCTTCTAATAAAATATCTCCAATATCAAAATTAATATGATCTATATATCTTTCTAATGTTCTTATTCGTGTTACTTTCGCACCCTCTAATCCTTGCGGAAGAGTAAGTAATATAGTTGTTATTGTACCTAAAATATTAGATATTTTTAATGTGGGTCTTGGTGTTTGCTTACCATTATATTCAAAGCCTTCTGCTTCGATTGGCATCCTTGTATACTCAATATTGTTAAAAACTATATTACTATTTTCATTTTCACTAGTTCCATTGTGAAAGTAATATATTTGAGAAATACTGTGCATTGTTGTATTTAACTCAAGCTGAAAAAGCTCAATAATATTACTTGGATTGGGTTTTTGTAGTTCAGCTACAGGTATTGCCATTATGGTTCAAATACTTCGTTAAATGTAACTTCTATTGTTGCTAAGTTAGGATAATTAATAATCTTTTTTCTTGGTAAAGCGCGATATTTAGATGTTGATGTCTCATCAGGCGCTTGCCAATTAAAATAGTCTCCATCTGCAATACGAGCATCCAAAAAAGCCTCAATAGTGTCACTTTCTGCTTCAGTAATATTTTCAAATATCAAACTATAACTTTTTGGATTTATATTTAATCCAAACTTTACGACTTGCTCATAGCCATCTTGAAATCTAGTCCTTGTAATAGAAGGATTAACATTTTTTTCAACTCCATATACAGGGTCAATTGATGGAAATGTTTCAGCCATTACGAAAGTAAACCTCCTGGTCGTTGTTGTTTGATAAGTTCTGCTTGAATTACAGAACCAAGCATTTTTCCAAGTTGTGCTGATTGTGGTTCATTTGCTTGAACGGCAGATCCGGAAGCATCTACGTTTACAACTATATTACCAATACCTCCACCTTGCGCTATGACTCCAAGTTTTCCATCTTTTCCACGTTTTAAAGGCATTATAGCTTCTGGATAACCAGCTTCTGCCATCAAACCAACACCACCATTTGCCATAGGAAATATTGATGGCTTTCGGACTACTGTTCCACCCATTGCATATGGAATAATTTTACTCTTAGCAAAGACATTACCCTTTGCATTATCATCAACCTGTAATAATGCATCAATATTTGTACGACCAGGTGTACCTAGAAGTGTATTTCCTTTAGTTACTTTATCCGAAAGTGATTCATCTATGCTTGAACCAAAACTAAATATTTTTTGAAAACCAGTTAATGCATTAAATATTTGTTGTCTAATTATCATTCTTGTAATGTCAGCAATTATTGATCTTGCAAAATCAGCAAAATTTAATTTACCTGTCATAACAAAATTTACAAGTGCATCCTCCATGTTTTTAAAAGCGTTAACAGTAGCATCAGCAATTTGTTTATTCATATTTTTTATAGATTCTAAATATTGTTTTACACCATCTCCCATAGATCTAAAGGCGTTTACTGAAATATCTTTAAGTTCACTTGTTTTGTTTTTACCTTCATCAAGTTTAATATTCATTCTTTCTAAATTATTTTCTATAACGGCAATCTCTATATTTGTATCTTTAAGATTACCCTCAAGAAATCTTATTTTTCTAGGAAGAGTAATTGGTATGTTTTGATTGTCTGCTCCTAATTGAAGTTCTTCTTTTGTAAGTTTTATTCCAGCAGCTTTTTTTTCATTGATCGGTTTTAAAATAGCTTCCGCTTCAGCTAAAATCCCTTTATATCTTTTTATTTCTTCTTCTTGTTCTTTTCTTTTAACTATAAGCGCATCTAATTTTTCTTTTTCAAATTCCTCACCTATTTTCAAAAAGTTTTTTAGACCTACAACAGCTTTATCTATTATATTTACAATTACAGTAAAAGTATTTTGAAATCCAGCACCTATAGGTTGAAGAATTTGTCCTAAATTATCTTTTAACCTAGACATTGCAGTTTTTAACCTATCACCAGCAGCAGCAGGGCTATCTGCAAGAAGCTTTGCATTGTCTCCATACTTTTGAGTAAGTAGTGTAGTAAAGTTCATAAAATCATCGAGCGTAACTTTACCTTGCTCTAATGCTTTATCTAACTCTGCTGGAGTTTTATTCATGGACTCAGCAAATAAAGTAAACGCACCAGGTAATCTTTCGCCGAGTTGTTGTCTTAGCTCTTCAGCGCTTACTTTACCTTTCGAGAACACCTGACTAGTTGCTCTCATGGCTGCTTTCATATCTTCAAGAGATCCACCAGTACCTCTAATACCAGCAGCTATCGCCTCAAATGCATTTTCAGCATCAGTAACAGATAAACCAGCACCAACCACAGAAGCGGTTAATGATGTAAATTGTCTGGTAATAACATCTTGAGGTATTGCTAAATCATCAGATACCTGTGTTAAAAAAGCTTGAGCTTCGGCAAATTTATTAGTATCTCCAATAACAAGAGCTAAAGCTTCTCTTTGTAATCTTAACTTAGCAGAATAATCTGCGGTAGTAGCTATTTGCTCTCTTATAATACCTAGTTGAGAACCAATTACACCACCAGCTACTGCACCTGGTGTACCTCCAATTAATCCACCGATTGCAGCACCAGCAGCACCCTCAAATCCACCAAAAATACCGGCTGCTCCAATCGCACCTCCAATCTTTGCAACACTTCTTAATTTACCCTTAAAACCTGTTGTTCCAACAGAAGCTTGACGCATCTTTGCATCTAATATTGCAATATCAGCCGTAAGTTGTTTAAATTCTGCACCTGTAACATCTGCCATATTACGCAAACCTTGTAACGCGATTTTTTGCGCTTGCATACTATTAATGCTATTTCCTGTTGCCTTGTTTACGTTTAATAACTGATTTTTTACTTTTTGTAACTGGTCATCACTTAAACTACCAAAATTTCTTTTTAATACTGAAACTTCTTTACCTAAATTACCAAAAGCTTTCTTAATTTTTGTATCACCAAAAGCTTCAAAACTTATACCAATTTTTGTAACTGTATCTGCCATGTTATTTCTTTACCTTATTTATTTCTTTCAAAGCAGTGGTTTCCATAACTTGTAGTTCTTCTAGAATTTTACGCCTATCTACTATATTGTAAAGGTCAAACATACCACCTTGCATTAAAAGCACTTCATATCTTAATCCTACAAAGCCACCAAACGATGTACTCCATTGTGTCTGCATATTACAAAAAATCATAACAGCATCCCAATTATCAGTCAAAACCTCAAAATCTTTTTTTTCTTCTTTTGATTTTTCTTTTGGCAGTTCTATACCTAATGCATCTGCGTCTTTTTGTGTTTCATCAATTTCTTGATCACCTAATCCAAGCCAATAAAGAACTGCCTCTTTTAGTTTTTTACTTTTTCATCCATCAAAGACTTGGTGTAAGCATCTGAAACTGCTCTTAACCAATAGGCATCCTCCATCATATCTTTTAAATTTTGATTATTGAAGGGTATATCCTCACCATTCTCCTCCTTCATATTTTCCCATCCCTGTAACATCATTTTTAACAATTCAAATTCTGATTTATTATCCGCTGCATTTTGGTATTCACTTACTTTTAATCTTTTAAAAATAGCGATAAATTCATTTTCCTCATAAACACCAGCATCAGTTTCACTAGGTTCACGAACAAGAACAGGCCATTTAAATGTTTTGTTCTTTTTTCTTACAAAAGCCATAAAGTGTAGAAATAAATATACTTCTACACTTTAGCTTAAGAGTCAATATTTAGTAACTATTTATGTGTAGACAATCGATATCTCGTCATTTGCCGCTGATGGCACAAGTGTATATGGTATGTCTAACATTTGTATTCCATCCATATCTGAATAAGCAACATCACCAATATCAGCTTTAGTTGATGTTACTTGAACTTTATTTCCAGCAGTAGTCCCATGTAAGAAAGTAAGATTACCAGTAGTTTCTGCAACTGCGGCAGCAAAATAATCCTTTGTACCAAGCGCCATTGCCTCTATTTGAACTGTACCTGAGATACCTCTATTTGTTATTAAAGTTTCTTTTGTTCCTCCAACAAGCTCACGATAAACTAATTCGTTACCTATATCTAAAGATATACTTTGTAAAGCAGCACTATGAGATAAAAGCTCAAAGCCACTAGTATTACCATTTCTGAATATTAATGGTGTTGCCTGATTACCATAAGTAACTGTAGGTAATGCTGTATCTGTTGGAGCGTTGTATATCCCGGTAAAATTAAAATCTATTGTAGGAATTTCGCCAACAGATCCGTTAATCGTAAAACTTCCGCGACAGCCAGTAACAATATGTCTAACACCATCTGTGTTGTAGTGTATTGATACTGAGGAAAAACTACTTGATACTGGAGCATAGGTAACAGATGTATTAGAAGCTATTGTCTCTGAAAATCCACAGGCTTTAAGAGCATCTCCATATCTAGGCGCTGTTCCAGCCGTTCCAGAACCAGCAAGTTCAACGCTAAAAGTAACCTCAACTCTTGTATTTGCAAGAAGCTGCTGAAAAGCACCTAAGAATGGTCTTACAACATCTCTACTTACAACATCACTTGTTTGTGGTGTGATTGTTAAATCTCTCACAAGAACAACTGTTGAAGCAGCCATAGTTGGATCTGTTCCATATGAACTTTCTGATTCAATCAGAATTACTCTTTTCCTTGTCAGTTGTGCCATTTTTAGTTACCTCAATAGGGGGTTCAGCTTGTGAAGTTTGTTGTACTAGCTTTACTTTGCCAGTTTTAGGGTTCAGAATGTAAGTTCCACCCTCGTTTGGGATTTCATACTCCATAATAAACAATCAGGGTTGATAGGCTTGAGGATACAACAAAATTATGTAGTCAAACTATTATATAAAGTTCGATATTCAATATCAAACTCACAAGAAATAATCCCTGCTGGTTCATCTGCCTCTAAAACCTCAAACGATGTTGTAGATGGTCTTATATCAATAGTAAGGCCGCCTACAGTAGGATCTGTGAGTATTTTCGTATGTAAACTTTCGATTGTAGGATCTGCAACATTATCTGGTACTGCACCTCTAACAATTACAGAAATACGGATTCTAAACTCCCATGTTATTGAGTTGTTGAAACTAGTTGTATCCTGTGGAGTATCACTTATTGGCTCAAGAACAATCGCTGGGGTTTCTGCCTTACTAAATGCTTCTGGTCTGGATCTATAAATCCTAGAGCCAACACCAGTAGTATTTGCAAGGTTTGTTTTTAAAGCGGCTAAAATTTGTTCTCTTTTTGTAGCCATGTTATACCTTCATTAGAAAGACAACACACAATGTGCCATCGTCAATTTTTTTTACATTACGAACTTTATAATTAACAGAATTGACTGTTACTGTTGCATCAAAAACTAAAGAGCCTAAATCACTTGTTCTTGCTGTAAGTTGATAATCTGTTGTTACTACAAGACCATCGGCAATCATCTCATCAGGTTGATCTAATATACCTTCATAGGTTGTAGAGTTATAAACAACAGTATCTTTAAAATCAGCAAAAAAAGTGTCTATATCCTCAGTAAAAGCCATAATTAAAAGCCCTCTATAAGAGGGCTATATTTTTATCCGTACTTTTTAAGACCAACTAAGTTGATACTAAAAGTAAATGTTGGTGATGAGCCACCGATTGTTTGAACAATCTTGATGAAACGCTTGCTTTCATCTTTATTGATTGCAAGTGTTTGCATTGAAGCAGATCCTGTTACCTGAGTAAAAGTAGCACCAGATAAATCTGTGTATGTACCACCTGTAGCATCAGATTCAGTAATTTTAATATCTAATGTTGGAGAAGAACCGCCACCAGCAGCGCTATCCAAAATTAGCATTACATCTCCATCGTATTCGAGAAGATCTATTGCACTTGATGTAGCTGTGCTTGTTACAGCAGCAGTAGCAACACCAGCAACAACAGTTAGTTTTTCTAAGTTCTGTTGAATAACAGACATTTTAAGTTACCTCCTAAGAAAGATACTTCTCTAATTCAGAAATTAGATCAGCTTTGTTGTGTCTTTTGTCAAGTTCTAACCCAAGAGAACGACCATATGATTCAAGTTCAGCTTTTGTCATTTGAGAAAAGTCAACTTCATCATTATCATCTTTTTCTTCTGACTCGACTTCTGTTTCTGTACTAACAGTAGGTGCTTCACAAGTCTCAACTACAAGTTCAGCCTTATCGATAGCAACTAAGTATTCACCAGTTTGCTGCTCAACATCAATGATAGAGCCAGAGTCCGTTGGGACTCCAGCTACCATTGTTGGTCTAAGTAGTTTGACCTTCATGTGATTATGTTCCGAAGCAGAATGCACCAGGTTGTTTAACAGCAAAGTCAACATCCTGTAATGCAATAATTCTTACACTACCGCTTGTTGCGTTTGCGTATGGATCTACTGTTAGATCTAAACCTGACCACATACCAATTACAAACTGTGAGAAGTCTCCAAAGAGAACATCGTTGTTTGCAAGCTGGTTAGAAACAATAGCTGGATAGCCGTTAATTTCGTTGTTCTCGAACACGAACTGCGCTGTGTTTGAAGCCTTTTCTGTTGACTTTAAAGCACCTCTAGCAGAAGCATTGATCAGGTAAAACATACTAGCTACATCAGCATTTGCTGCTGCAACGTCTGTCTCCATTCCGATGTACTCAGCAAAAGTACCAAATGTAGAAATTGTTTGTGTACCTACACCTGTTGTATCTTTGATACCTAGTGGCTCGTTTGAACTACCAGACCCGTAAATCGCTGCGTTATCTAACTTAGTAGCAATAACCTTTGCAATATCATCTCTAATCATTGCTTCTACGTCTATGGATGACTGAAGAAGTAATCTTCTTGAGTAATCAACGAATGCACCAATTGTCTTAGGTGTCATGTTGACCTGATCAAAAGCTTGCTGACTTTCTGTTGGAGATCCAGACTCACCCACGAAGTACGCAGTTGATGTGGATGTCATTCTTGGGATAGATACGTTACCAGACAATCCTGTAAGCATTGTTGGGTTTGTAGCCATCACAGCCATTCTCTTTCTAAGAATGTCAATGAATGAACCAGCAAGAAGCTCTGTAGGAACTAGGTTACCGCCAGCAGTTGCTGTACCTACGTTTAAGTCTCTTTTCAAGACTTCGTTAGGAACAAGTATTCCATTTGCTGGCTTCTCATATGTCTTAGAAGCTGCATCAGATACTTCTCTCTCGAAAGCTGCTGCTTCTTGTGCAGCGCGATCTGTTGGATTTGCTAGAGCGTTTAATGCTCTTAAGAAAGAGAATCTCTTAATTTCTTTTTGGTCTAAGCCAACATCGTTTTGTGTCATGTCTGTTGAACGAATAGGTGTATTACGAACCTCTGCCTTGTTTTTAACAAGATCGAGGATTGCTGCTTTAGCCTCTTCGGGAGTTTTATTACCCTTTATGAGTGAGTCAGCAAGCTCTTCTGCTCCATACTTTCCAAATTCACGACATAACGAAGTGATTGATGCTGTACGAGCATTGTTTTCATCAATAGCACGTTGAACTTCGGCTTTGATGTCGATTTCAACGGATTTCTCCGCTTCAACCGCAGTTTCTTTAGTTGATTCTTCCATTGTACGAACCGAGGGTGATGCGGATACTTCCGCAGAATTTATCTCCTCTAGAGGAGACTTATCTTCTATATTAATACTATTACCTTGAGAGGGTTCTATCAAACTTCTTCCAAAGCCAATTGTAGGATCTGCCGGGACAGTAACAACGCTTAATTCGTGGACAGACCAGCTAGACGCTCTCATTCCATCTTCCATTTCCTCCATATCATTTATTTGATATCCAAAAGAAATTCCGCGTAAAATACCGTCTTTAACGTCCTCTAAGACCTCAGAAGCGAATTTATTGCGTGAGAAGCGGATTTTAGCGTATCCACGCTTGTCTTCTGGATCTATGTATGCACGTTCAACAACCCCAATTGGCTTGTTCATATCGTGATTAAACAGAACAGCGCCTCCGTCATTTAATCTTGATAAATCTGCTGCGCCTTCATCGTGGCTTAACACTTCGTTACCAAAATATCTTTTTACAGCAAATTCAGAGCTAAATGGAAACTCAAATGTTCTGGATTTCACATTTTTGAAATCTGTAACCTCTTTACGCTCAAATTTATCTCCAGCCTCAATCGATCTAATATCGGCAATTTTTGTAAGTGTCGAAAATTTATGTCCTACCTTACGGTCTGTTGCCTCCCCATCTCTATAGAGAGTGATTAAAGCTGCTGGATCATCTTCTGTACCTGTAATAGTGAATGAACTATCTGGTACATCTATTGACCCATCTCTAACAATGCGATCAATTTTTCCTCTAGCACGACCTCCACTAGAGTTCCAAGATACAAAATCACCTACCTTAAGAGCATCTGGTTCTGCCCTTTCTATTGTTGGGGTTTCCTTAGTCATAGTTTTTTCATTAGTGGCTGGTTCAAATTTAATCGGATCGAATTCATTTTCTTCGAGCCAATCTAAAGCCTGAGATGATGAATACTGAGTCAGCCTAAATCGAATTGATTGTAGTTCTGCTCCCTCTTCATTATCCTTTATACCAAAAATATAGTCTATACCCTCGCCTCTTTCATCATTTGACCTTCTAAATGTATCAAATTGCTCTGAATTAACGATTGTTGCAGCGTGTTCATTTGGATATGGCCTTGCCATTTCAATAACTTCTGCTCTTTCTCGCGCCTTTTTTATTGCAGCAGCTTTTCCACGACTCCAACTAAATCCAGCATCTCCTCCCCACGCTGCCCAAGCCACTCTTCCTTTTGATGGATATCCCTTTTCTCCTTTTGTAAAACCTTCTGCTTTTTTATCAACTTCATGGCGGCTGAAAAAGCTGAACATCCTAACGACAACGTCAGCAGATAGCTCTCCTCCGGCAATTATTTGACTAGCTCTAACTGCTGCTACTTGCGTACCACCAGCCTGACCCTCCTCTTTCCACGCTTTGTATCTTTTTGCCTCTGTAACCATTCCTTGACTTGGTTTGAGGTTGATCTCTGTTCCACTAACATTTGCCATAGTTAACTAGACTTTTTGCGCTTTCTAGATCTTGCTGGTTGTTCTGGTTGGTTAGGAGATAGATCAAGTGACATTTGCCCCACCTCTACTTCAAGATCTAGATCTTTGTCTAATGTTACATCTAACGACTTAGCAACCTCTTGTTCTCTTGCTATTTCAGAAACAATATCATCATAATCACCGCCATTTGTCTGTGCTATGACTTGTGACTTAGTCATATAACCAGCCTGTTCGGCTTCACGATATGCCTTTATTTCTTTTAAAGGATCAACGTAATGTTGTGCTGGTGGGGTCCATCTAGGCTTACAATATCTTTTTGAATTAGATGCATAATCAGGAAAATCTATTACACCTGACAAAACAGCAAGATCTAACCACTCTTTAAATATTCGATAATGAAAATTATCAATTATGTACTTTTGACAAAACTTCCAATGCTCACGATCTTCTAACAGACTTAATCTTGAACTTGAATAATTAGTTTCTGAGAAGTCTTTACTAATAGTTTCAAAGCTACAACCTATACCTGTTGCAAAACGTCTAATTTTATTTTTAACAAACATCTCATACTGCTGACTTGGATAATCAATGTCAGGAACAGTAACAGATTCATTAGGCATAAGATACCTAAATGTACCTGGCTCAAAAGATTGTATGCGCTGACTGTTTTGTACATCATCTCCTATAAGTTCACCTTGATCGTTTTGGATAAAGCCCATAATGCTTGCACCGGCTCTAGCTCTAATAACAGCAGCTTCTTCATAACCCTGTAGTTGGTGCATATCAGCCATAACACTATGAAACCAAGGTACTCCTCTGTTTTGGCCAGGTCTTTCTGGGAGAAATAAATGTATAATATCTTCTGCTGGTATAAATATATGTAACTTTCGGCTAGCAGAGTAATCTAGATAATATGCATCACCAGGGTGTTTAGTTAGTATTGCATAACGTATAGCTCTACCCCATTCATCAACCTCAACTCCATTACGCCATTCATTGTTTTTGTTAAGAGTTTTACCGTCATATTCTTCATCTAATAAATCGCTTTCAATAATTTGTAAAGCTAAAGGTACTTCTGAATTACCAAAAGGTTTTCTAACAATTCTGAATATTGCCTCCCCTGATTCACACAATGCACCAGCAGCTAACCATTCAAATTGATGAAAACTATACTTACCAGCACAATCACAACTGTCTGCTTGTGTCCATTCTCCCCATGCTTCTTCAATAATATTGTTAACTCTTTGATCTCTTTTACCACCTCTTTGTTGTACAACAAGAGATTGAAACTTCATGCCAGTACCAACAATATTTATTTGTGTTGTACGTTTTGCTTGTCTAGCATAAGGATTGTTTCTAACTAATTCTCTTGATCTATCTCTTAGCTTACGCAAACTATTCCTTATTTCGGCATCGGCGCTTAACTGGCTGCTCATCCAATCAGAGGTGAGTCTAGAAACTAATGCTCCTTGATATGCTCGTAGATTTTTGAGGGGATTAGCATTTCTGCCAAAACCTAAAACTCTTTTTACGGCTGTTCCAATACTTGATCTGATTCCCATTAGATTGCTCCGTTAAAACGTACAAAAGTTGCTCTTGGATTGCCAAGACCATTTGCTATCATCTCTGCTTGTTTTTCTCGTACAAGCTCTGCTTTATATCTGCTTTCTAATGCTAGTAGTTCTGATAATTCATATTTCTTAGCCGATCTTGTTCCAATTTTATATTCTTGTATTACACCACCATTAATTATTGTTCTTATTGCTGCCTGTATAACATCTAAATCTTTTTCTACTTGTGAGCGCCCATCAAATGGTGTTGGAGTTCCAGAATATGACATAGTAGCTAAAACTTCAAAGCTACCTGTGTAAATAGTCTGTATTTCTTGACCGGATTTATTTGCTACAGCTTGATAAAACCAATTCCCAGCATCAAAATCAGTTGTAGTTGCAGCAGGGATACTAAATTCAAAACCATCAAGATACGCTGAACTATTTACGGTAGCCCCTTCGTTACCTGCATTAGTTCTTAAATAATAAACAACAGACCAATCTGGACTACTTATGGAATTACCAAAAACATCTTGGCTAGCTGGAATACGCCATTGAACATAATCACCAGCGCGAATTTTCTGTGGAAAGGTCATTTTTTATCACCAATTAGAGATAAAATTAGGCTTTTTAGCCAATTTAGTTTGATTTAATTGTATCTTAGCCTCCTTTAGAGGCTTTTTATCTTCAAATCTTCTTGCAAATTGGTCATATATAGTTTTTCTGTCATATTTTTGTAATAATCTTTGAAAACTAGCGTAAGAATAGACCATTTCGTCTAATGCCTCGTTTGCTTGATTGTTTTTCTTGACCCAAACACGTTCTTGATAGCCATTTTTGTATTTAAGTATCTGTCTTTCTGCTGTTAATTCTTCAAAATAATCCTGTGTTGTAGAAGGATAAAAATGTATATAACCTTTGCCTACTTCTGCATCTTTTAGCTTGTTATGTAAGGTTGTTTTTGCCATATCTACTCCAACTGGAAATAATTTAAAACTTCTTTTTAATACTTTTCCAGAAAAATGTATATCTACTTTCGTTGGCTTACCTAAAATAGGTTTTCCTTTCTGACCCATACCTTTAATTCCAATAATTCCTAAATGTTCACGTTCTCTGACATATTGATATGTTTCTTGAGTAAAGTGACCTCCAGTATCGATTGCTGCTGTATCTATTTTTAATTCTTGACCTAGCTCATTCTTATATTTACCTAACAACACCTCATCTAATTGTTTCCATAAATCTGCTCTTGCTGGTGATCCATATATAACTTTTCTATCAACAAGATACATCTCCTCATTTCTTCCAAAACCAATTACTGACATACTTAGTCTGTCATCCTGTACATCAATTCCTAAAGTTAATATCAATACCTCTTTTGGTGGCACTCCTTGGTTATATTTTTCTTCTGCCGCACGTTTTGCTAAACCATCTGCACTTGCCTTTGTATGATATTCGTCTTCATATACTTCTCCCAAAGTGACATTAATAAAAGTTTTTAGTTGCTCCTGATCATCTTTACAAGCAAGATACTCTTCCATAAGGTTTGACCAGCTTGCGTTGGGTGAATATGAATATGCCGCCCATATATGAAAACCAACGTGTTTGCCATTGAAAGGAGCAGTCGGCTTCCACTCTCCTCTTTCTACCATCCATCTTTTTTTTGTATGTGGTATATGACTATTACAGTTTTCACATTTATAAATTGTTGTACTTGGATCATTTTCAAAACATTCAAAATTAGCCCATCTTAAATACTGCATATGATTACACTTAGGACACGGAACGTAATAACGCATTTGATTAGTCTGTTTAAATAATTTTTCTATACGACTAAAATCTTTTACTGTTGGCGTTGACCCTGCAACAATTTTTCTATTTACGAAAAATTCTGTACGTTTGATACCAAGCTTTATTTGATCACCCTCAGTACCAGCAGAGGCAGGGTATCCATCTGTCTCATCAAATAAGACTACTCTCCGTGAAACTCTTCTAAATCCTCTAGGTGAATTAGCACCAACAAGTGTAAGGTTTCCGCCAGGAAATAATTTTTGTAGAAGTGTGTTTTGTCCGTCTTTTGCTTTTGCATCACTAACTAAACCTTGTAAACATTTAGTGTCTCTAAGCATTGGAGCTATTTCTTCTTTTGAGTAACCAGTAGCATCATCAATTGTTGGCTGCACAATCATTATGCTGCAAGGATCATTATGTATGTGATAAGCAATGATGTGATTAAGAATTTTAGAATATCCAACTCTTGCAGATTTCATTACCGTTATTTGCTCTATATCAGGATTTGTTACTGCATCCATAATTCCTTTTTGATATGGCAATGTACGCCATCTACCACCCTCTGCTGAACTTTCTACAGATAAATATGCATATTGATTAGCCCACTCACTTAGGCTAAGTTTTTTTGGAGGTAAAAATGCTGCATATGCTTGTTTTTGTAAGTCAACAATACTTGTCATGCAGCAGATAGCTCTTCTAAAGCTTCTCGAATAATGTCATCAATACAACTAACAGCGCTGTTATCTAAATCAGGCAATCTTTGCTGTGCTTTAGCTGAAACACCTAACATTTTATTTCTGGTGTTAGTAATGATTGTTTGCCACATTGTCTTTACTTCTTCTACAGGCACAAGACTTTTTTCTTTCTCTTGACGCTCTAACTCTAATAATTCTGCTTTTAGATGTTCCGTTCTAGCTTTGCTCTCTCCATATTCTGGATATTCAGTTGTAGATTGTGAAGATTTGTATGTTTTATGCTCTATCTTCTTAATTAATTTTGGCTCACTTTTCTTAGACCACTCATCCTTCATCGTGTCTGAGTTAATTACGATTTTACCTTGATTATCTTTAATAGCAGTTAGTCTGCCTTGTTTTATAGCCATATACACAGCTTGGATAGTAACTCCCATCTCCTCTGCTGCTTGTTTTCTGGTGATTAGTGCCATAGAACTGTAAATGTTTTTATTTACAATAGCGTAAATGTAAATATATGGTATAATACCGCATTTTTACTAGGGTTTGAGTAAATACCACACATTTAATATAGCGCAAATGTAAATACTGTAAAATTTTTGTGCCTAGATATTTTTTGCGACCTGAAAAACAT